TTTCCAAACCTCCAACGAAAGAAACATTTTGGTCTTCATTAATAGTCGAATAAATAATATGCTGACCAATTCTTTGAGCATGAGCGCGACTAGTAACGCCAAAAGTTGAAGCCGCAGTTCTCAAAACACCTCTATTTTTAATATCGTCAGGGTCTTCAATGTATTCTATTTTCTCTTTAAACAAATCTTCTCGGTCTAAATAAGAAACTTCAGCCACATTATATTGCAAATCCCTGCGATCATTGCTGTATGTGAACATGCCTTCTTTCACGTTGGCATTATTAAAAAATGCCATGATTGGTTTCAAACGATCATTTGTGAAATTAATCTCCGAGTTTGAATAATACATGTTTCCTCTAAAAGAAGAAACAATTGATTTTAAAAGATCAAACACATTAGTTTTATCTGCAATTACACCATTAAAAGAATATCGAGGTTCAAGACCGCCATCAAAAGATGGAACACCTTCAAACACTCCATTTTCATCCACAGCGTCACAATACCTAGCAATTTTGTAAAGCTCCCAAAAGTTAACTTGTTCAGGAGAAACAAAGTTTCCTAATCCATATCTTCTATTAATTAGCAAATCAAAAATAATCCAAGCTGGGTTATCTGTCCAAGCAAATTTAAAAGTTCCATCCCAATTTCCAACATACACAGTTTCCCTCGGAGATTTCAAGTTTTTGGTAGATATAAATCTCTTATCTACTCCATTAGCTTTTAATGGAAAATAATTAGAAGGCACGAAAACCTTTTTAAATCTAGCATCATAGCTTCTTGGAGGAATTTCGTTTAAACTGCGAGCATCTAATTTTAATCCGCAAACAGTGGAGTAAGGATAAGAGAAGGGTAGATTAATAATTTCACTAATCTTATCTAAAGAGATTTCTCTACGGATAAGGGAAGAGTAAGATTCATAAGTTGTTCTATAAACGCGAACAAAACGATTTCTACCAACTTCTGATGGAGGTAATTGAATTGGAGTGGCAATATTTTCAGTGCCCAAAATAAATCGGCTATATTGCTGAATGGAATTGGAATTTTCTTCTCGACCAACATCAATAGTAACAGGCGATTCCACCAAACCTTTTACTTGATAAATTCTTGAAGTGGTAATGGTTTCCGTGCCATCCATATCTTGATAACCAGCTTCAATTTGAAAACGAATAACTGAAGGTATTGGAGTTCCAGCATCTACTTTGCTTTCCTCAGTTGTTTTACGTTTATATTTACGCAAATATAATTCTCTATGAGCAGTATCTCTTAATACTCTTACAGACAAAGATGCAAAAACCTGATCAACATTAGGATTTAAAATTAAATGCGTGACAGGTACGGCTGGATCGGCAGAATATTTAACGTATTGTTTATTCCAATCGCTGTAACTATAAAGTCCTTGGCTAGTTCTTCTATTATCTTCACTGCCTTCTGGACGATAAGCAAATTCAAGAGCAGCCCTTAACAAAGAGGCTAAAATGTATTTATCAGTATAGCCACCATTCACTCCTGATTGAGAATTCTGGTTAATAGCTGATTCTATTTCATACGCAACTTCATTATAGAATAATGGATCTTTAAAAGCTACATCATTAATTTTAGATAAGCTATCAATAAAAGTTGTATCACTATCAAAAAGAGGTTCTATACCTATAGTCTTTTTAGTTACATAAGCAACATACTTATTTGAGCTATTTTCAAAAAATATATTCCGTCTGAAACATTTAGTAACTCTATTTAAATGAATACAAAATCTAATATACCAAACACCACCCCACTCAGTTTTACCCATTATTCCTATAAAAGTAAATGTCAACATATTAAATAGCTGTTGATAATCATCTTGAGGGTACGATTGCAAACTCTTATTCCAAGAATTCCAAGCATCATAATTGGGCGATCCATCATCAATCCACTCTTCAATAGAAACTAATTTATATTTACTGCGACCTACTAAAATTTGATTAACTAATTTATTTAATTTAGTATCTACGTCAAATAAACCTGAATGAATTTTTTTATATTCATCATATTCAGCAGCAGTAATATATTCTTTTAATGAGCCAGAAATAACACCTGAAGTTGAAGTTTTAGCATTAGGATTATAATCAGAAATAACCGAATTTCCTTTTGCACTTATAAGATTTAATGCGTTTCTGCCTTTAGCAAAAGGGCCAATTAATTGAACATTGTAAGATGAATCGAGACAAGTTTTATTAAATAAACTCAAGGGCTTTTGTAATTCATCGCCATTTCTGATTTCAAAAGTAGCATTTGCAATATTGAACTTCGCAAAAGGTTTAATAATATTTAAATATTTAATATTATTAATGATGGCATCAACACCATTTTGTACAATTACATTATTTTCTTTATAGAAAAATACATAAAACTCTCCTTTAATGAATGAACGGTCTGAAGATTCACTGCTCTGAAAATATGTTAAATTGATTTTTTTAGGAGGCAGCATTAATCTTTTTCTTTGGATTTCTGAAGCCTCCAAAGGCAAATAAATCTGGTGATAAATATCACTATCTAATTCCAACAAATCGTCGATAGAGTAAACATAATCAGCATTAACTAAGAGATTTAAAGAAATTTTTAAAGCAACAAAAGGATATTCATCCTGCGTTAATTCTGGCAGAATCGGCAACAAATAATTCTGAACTTCAGCTTGAGAGTTGTAGTTAAATTTGGCTTGCAGCAATCTTAATTGTTTAAAGAATGGCGATTCAGTTTCATCAGAAATACTAGCATAAGCTGATTTAATATTAGAAATTGATCTATAAATCGAAGACGCAATATTTGTTCTACCATCAATAACAGAAAAAGAAATATCATTTTCAGAACCAGTTAAATCTTTTAATTCGTTTGAAAATACTGTCAAGAACTCTCCGTTTGAATAAAATTTGCCAGAGAAAGCTTGACCAATAAATGATAAATCAATCTTTTGTGCAACATCAGAGCTTGAAACGTCAATAGGTTGTCTAATAGGCACGTCGTTGATATAAATACCCTCAAACAAACGAATATCATCCAAATACTCTCCATTAGGGTTAACCAATCCATCAATCGGGCCATCAGAAACTAAATCAATACTTTCAGTGTATTCGTAAGCTGAAATAGCTTGCAAGTCCCCTAATTTTGGGGGTTTTAAATATGGTGGCGGCGGCGCTTTTGGCGGTTTAGGCCCACCACCTGCTCCACCTAAAATACCTAAATTTTTACGAATAAAGTGATTCATATTATTTGCGAGATGGGTCTAAAGTGAAATTTTGGGTTACGCTAGTTAATTCAGAATTAGAACCATCAATAACAGCAGTTTGATTGTTTGATTTTTTGGAAGTTGTATTAACAAACTCGTCAGTAAGAGTGAGCGAAAGAGGAAAGGTTTTAATAGAACTTTGGATCACGAAAGAACCCACTTTCATTCTACCATACACTAATGGCACTGGATTGCCTTGTTCAATAATATTTTCTCTATTAGAGAATGCAAGAGAGCGATTTGAAGCTGTGGAAGTTCCCGTGGCCCCAGGGACTTCAGGAAATTCCATTTTGCCAGCTTGAACGTAAGAATACACAGCAGAGGCAAGAGAAACAACAAGACCCGCTATAATAAATCCAGTAGGTCCGCTTCCCAAAATCATAGGAACAAAATCTAATTTTTCAATCTTTTCATTGCAAAATTTTCCATTTTTAAGCCATTTGCCATCTATTACGCAAGTGTAATGTATATTTTTTAAAGCTAATTCTCTCAAATCCTTGCGGAATTCAGAATAGTTAGCTTCTAAAGCATTCAATATATCTTTAGGAGATTTCGCAGCAAATTTATGAATTTTGCCGTACTTATTACCTAGAATACCATGTAAATGAACTTGAATCATATTAAACCTTTTACCTTCTTCAGTATATTTACATTTGATTCATTAATTTTTGGCTCGTAAAGTGAAAATTTATCAGAGGGCAAAGAGTAAACAAGAAATGGCAAACAAGTGGCTTCTGAATTATTTTCGTCTTGTTCTGAAAATTTTTCATCTGAGCTGGGATGAGAATGAAATAAACAAATCATTTCATTTTCATTTCGAAATCTCAAATATTCCACAGGATCAATGCAGAAAAATAAATTTGGCTCAGGAGAGCGATTAGGTACAAATTCTGCAATGTAGTTATTTTTATTTTTTCCTACAAAAGCACAGCATTCAATATTAAAATATTTACTAGAGTGCTCTTTTAAAAAATTAAGAATATTTTGAAGACTTTTATCTTTGACGGAAGGATTGTCCATATTGATATTTATCTGTAGCTGGGAAACCTCCAAAGGGCAAGTATGAACCAGATGAGGATGCAGTTAAAGCTGATGGCACAGTATTATTCACAGTATAGGAACCAGAGGAAACGCCATCACTATTAAGGCCATTGTAAGTGATTGTTT